ATGTCCGAATGGGAAAAAGAAAACGAAGCCTTCCTGAAGAAAATCGGGCAGGTTACTTCAGCACCAAAGCCAGCATCTACTAAGAAAGACGAGGAATAATCCTAATGGCTGTATTTCTAAACAATAAGGTCGGCGTTAAGATTAACTCTGTCGATCTATCTGACCATGTAACCGCTATTACTCTGAACAGAAGCTTCGACGAACTCGAAGTCACTGCGATGGGCGACTCATCTCACAAGTTCGTAAAGGGCTTGGAAGCATCAACAGTTACAATCGACTTCCTCAATGACACAGCATCAGCGAATGTTCTTGCAACACTTCAAGCTGCATGGGGAACAACTGTAACTTGCGTATTCTTACAGGAAAAGGGAACAGCAGTATCTGCTACAAACCCTCTCTACACAGTTTCATTGTTAGTCAATAACACAACAGACATCAACGGTGCTGTTGGCGATATTGGTACACAATCAATCACATTTACTGCTAACTCAACAGTTGCAGTAGCCACAACAGGTACTTTCTAAACAATTAAACAAAGGGGCAAAGCATGGCAAAGTTAAAAGTAACAAGGGCAGATGGATCAGTTGGGGAATACCCAATCACTCCATTGGTGCAATACGGTTTTGAGATGTACGCCAAGAAAGGCTTTCACAAGGCGTTCATCGAGGACCAGAAGCAGAGCGATATCTTTTGGCTAGCTTGGGAATGTATCCGCCGTTCGGGTGAAACTGTTAAGCCATTCGGAGAGCAATTCATTGAGACCTTGACTTCGGTTGAGGTGCTAGATGATGACCCTTTGGCTTAGGGCGAGACTCGATCACCTACCTGATTGCTAAATTAAGTGTCAGGCTCGGGATCTCGCCAACACAATTATTAGAGCTAGATGAAGTAATGCTAAAGAACCTAATCAAGGTTCTACAGGAAGATGCGAAGGAGATAGCCAATGCCAACAGAAGTCAAAGGCGGCATCGCACTTCGTAAAGCATTGCGTAAGTTCACTCCAGACTTAGCCAAAGAAACTCAAAAAGAAATGGCTAGCCTGTTAAAGCCAATTACTGCCAAAGCGCGTGGGTTCATTCCTGCATCTGCTCCACTTAGCGGCTGGGCTAAACCTTCCAAGACTGGCAGATTTCCAAATTACTCAGCTAGTGCTGCTAAGCGTGGAATTGGATACAAGACAACGCCATCTAAACCTAACCGCAAAGGTTTTAGAGCATTAGCTCAAATACTTAATAAATCAGCCGCTGGTGCTATTTATGAAACTGCAGGGCGGGTAAATCCTAATGGTCGCTCACAGGCTAAAATGCGTGAGGTTGTTATACCAAGCAGTAATCCTGATATTGGCGAACATCGTTACAAAACTAGCACAGGCAAAGGTTATGGAAAAAGCAACAACCCTAACGCTGGTGAGCAATTTGTCAATGCCATTAACTCTACTGGTCAAATTAAAGATGCCTACCAACGTAAAGCAGGACAAGCAGGTCGCTCATCACGCAAGATGCGTGGTCGCGCCATTTATCGTGCATGGGCAGAAGATCAAGGCAAGACCAATGCAGCAATTATTAAAGCAATAGAGGCTTCTCGGGATAAATTTAACAAGGCGGTGGGATACAACTAATGGCTGATGTAAAGATTGATATAGCCGCCGAATTTACTGGCAATAAGGCGTTCAAGCAGGCAGAAACTACAACTCAGAAGTTAGAGAAAAGCGTTGCTAAGTTAGGCAAGCAACTAGCAGGAGTCTTTGCTGCATCTAAGTTATATGCATTTGGTAAGCAGTCAGTCAAAGCATTCGCAGCTGATGAGAAGGCTGCACGATCATTAGCCTTAGCCCTAGCCAATACAGGCAACGCTTTTGCTTCCATTGAGGTTGAGAAGTTTATTGGTGATTTACAACGCGCTACTGGCGTTCTTGATGACAACCTTCGCCCAGCGTTTAGAACCCTTCTTACGGCTACAGGTGATGTCAAGAAGTCACAAGATGGCTTAGCCTTAGCCTTAGATATTGCGGCAGGTACAGGCAAAGACTTAGGTGCTGTATCTATGGCACTTGCAAAGGCTTATGGTGGGCAGACAACAGCCCTTAGCCGTCTAGGTGCAGGCTTATCTAAAGCCACTCTCGCATCTGGTGATTTAGATTTAATCACAAGCGAACTAACAAAGAAGTTCTCTGGTCAGGCTTTAGCCGCTGCTGAAGGTTACTCAGGAGCAATCGCCAAGCTCACAGTTGCATCTAATAACGCTAAAGAGATTATCGGCAAAGACCTTCTTGATGCTATGCAGATGGTTGCAGGAGAAGAAGGCATTGGCGGAGCAACAACCGCAATGGAAGGCTTCGCCACTCAAATTGGAAATGCAATCTATGGCATCGGTGTTCTTACAAAAGCAATTAAATCTATTCCTGGTGCAGGATTTATCGGTGATGTTCTAGCCGCTGGTACTCAGATTTCAGGAATTGGACTTCTTTCTAGATTAGGTGCATCAAGTAAAGCGCGTTCAGCAGGCACTCCAGCCCAATCGCCTGGACAACGAGCAGCGATAGACAAAGCCAACAAAGATGCGCTGAGATTACAGAAGCAGCAAAACAGCTTAAAAACAATTGATAACAATGCTACTGCTCGAAAGATTGCCCTTACAGGCGATGAACTCGCGCTCAAAGAGCTAGAGAAGAAATTCGATGTAGAGCGCATTGGATTATATGCAGCTTTAAACCAATCAACTGATGGCGAAACAAAGATGCGCCTTCTATCGCTTATTGCTATTCATGATCAGAATACTGCCATGGCAGCAATGATTAAGAAGGCTAACGAAGCAGAGAACGCATTTGCAGCATTTATTGAAGCCCTTCGTACAACAATCAGAGCCATGCTTGACAGTATTGCTCCACAGGTTCAGCAACTGCAAAGCATGACAATGGGCCCAAATACTCCCATTGATGTGCAAAGAGAAGTTATCCGCGAAAAATTAAATCTTGCTATGCCAGACTTATCAGCGTTACAAAACAGACTCGGACAATTTAGCAGCTCATCAGGCGGTGGAGCATCGGTTGTCGTCAATGTGCAAGGCTCAGTCACCACAGAGCGCGATCTAGTCAATGCCATCACTCAGGGCATTTACAATAATCAGGCTTCCGGAATCCCAATCTCCTACTCGACTGCGTACAGATAATGGCGTTACCAGCAACCCTTTCAGTCAAGATAAATCTATCGGGTGGAGCTTCATTCGGTAATCCATTTATCTTGGGTACTTCACAACTGGGCTTTGCTGAACTAGCTTCTGCCATTCCCGTCATTGTCGATGTTTCTGCTCAGACCACAAATATCTCGACTCGCAGAGGGCGCAACCTTTTGCAGGATAATTACGAATCAGGTCAGGCAACCATCAGAGTTGTAGACCCTAACGGTGACTTTAACCCACAGAACACCTCTAGCCCTTATTACGGGCTATTACAGCCACTTAGGAAGATACAGGCATCTGCTATCTATGGCGGAGTTACTTATGGCTTATTTGGCGGTTATATCACCGAATATCGCTATACCTATCCAACAGGTCAGGAAACTGGCTATGTGACTTTTATTTGTTACGATGCATTCCGCTTGATGTATAACTCAGGCATCACAACTGTTACAGGTGGCACAGCAGGGCAGACAACTGCACAGCGCGTTCAATCTATCCTTAGCATGATTGCTTGGCCGCCTGCCTTTACAAGCATTGGTACAGGAGCTACAACTTGCGTGGCAGACCCTGGCACGACTCGCACAGTCCTAGAAGCAATCCAGACTGCTGAGTTCACAGAACAGGGCGCGTTCTACATCGATGAGAATGGCGTTGCAACCTTCAAGGGCAGACAATTTGTCTATGATGCTCAAGCTGCTAGTCCAACAATCTTTAACCAAAATGGCACAGGAATCAACTACGCTGGAATTACCTTTGCACTAGATGACAAGACAATCGTGAACAAGGCAACTGTGACCAGAATCGGTGGCACAGCACAGACTTACTCTGATTCCACATCGATTGCTCAATACTTCACACGATCTATTACAGCTACAGACATGCTTATGCAGACAGATGCGAATGCCCTAAGCCTTGCAACTGCCTATGTTGATTCTCGCAAAGAAACCTCTATTCGCATTGAAACAATCACGCTGGACTTGGTGACTCCTAACTACACAGCAGGCGTTACAGCAGCTTTAAGCCTTGACTTCTTCAACACAGTAGACATCACCAATGAGCAACCTGGTGGATCAACTATCCAAAAGAAGCTACAGATTCAGGGCATAGCCCACACAATCACCCCTAACACTTGGGTGACTACTTTTGCTACGCAGGAGCCTTTACTCGATGTTATGTACTAGAATTGACCCTATGAAAGAGGTGTGCTAATGGCTGTTGGACTTCCACTCAAAACGACCTATGCGAATGGAGATGTCTATTCCGCATCGGATGTAAATGATACTAATGGCACAATTAACGCTAACGCCACACCTTATGCTGCGGGCAAAAATAAAATTATTAACGGTGCATTTAATGTGTGGCAACGCGGTACATCATTTACAACGAATGGTGTTTACACAGCAGACCGCTGGAAAATGGACTGGATTGGCTCAACTCCAACAACATGGTCAGTATCTCAACAAACCTTTACGCCAGGCGCAGCACCAGTTGCAGGATATGAAGGACAGTATTTTGCACAAATAAGTGTTACAACAGCAGGTTCAACAACTGCTGGATATTGGTATCAACGCGTTGAAGATGTAAGAACTTTTGCAGGACAGACAATTACTTATTCTTTCTGGGCTAAAGCGGACTCAGCGCGAACAATTACAATTTATCCTTACCAGTCATTCCCAGCAACAGACTGGACTGGCACAGGTCAGAATGTAACGCTAACAACCTCATGGGCTCGTTACTCAGTTACTTTGGCAATGCCATCTGTATCAGGAAAAACTATTGGTGCTAGTTCATTTATGGCTGCTTTAATTCAATGGTCAGTTGCATCAGGTGCAAGTTATCAAACTTGGGGTCATCAAATGGAAGCAGGTTCCACTGCTACTCCATTCCAAACTGCTACAGGAACTATTCAAGGAGAATTGGCTGCTTGCCAAAGGTATTATTTTAGAACTACAACTAATCAACCTTATGCTTTACACGGAATTGGCTTTGGTCGAGCAAGTGGTTCAACCGCCGATGTAATAGTGCGATTACCAGTAACAATGCGAATAACATCGCAAACTGTTGAATATGCAAATCTCCAGTTAAGCGTGCCAGGTGGTTCGGCTGCAACGATTACAGGTATTGCAGCATCAGACGAAATGTCGCAAGACAACGCTGGCTTGGCCGTATCAGCAACAGTTACCAACGCAAAGCCTTATTTCTTAGGTAATTCAAATAACACAGCAGGTTATGTAGCGATTAGTGCGGAGTTGTAAAAATGGACAATGTAACCTTTATTGAAGTTGAACAGTCAGATGGTTTAACAAAAACTTTTGCCATTATTGACCGAGGCAATAACGAGTTTACCTCAATGCCTAAAACTACTTATGATGAAATGATTGCAAAGCAAGATGAAGCCTCTACTCTGTAAAGCAGGGCAACAACTTCGTGAGCAGATTGATGATTCCTTTCCTGACCGCGATAGAAAGTCCGATGGTTGGATAGGCGATGCCGCACACTCCAATCGTAAGAGTGACCACAATCCCGATCCGTCTAACGGAATCGTCAGGGCTATTGATCTGGATAAGGACTTCGACTCACGCCCCAGCACAGGTGCTTATCTTGCCGACCAAATACGCGAGTGCGCCAAAGCAGGAGATAAGCGAATCTCATATGTTATCTATGCAGGCAAAATCGCATCAGCTAAGAAGTCTTGGCGTTGGCGTCCTTACGATGGGATTAACCGCCACGATCATCACATCCATATTTCATTCACTAAAGAAGGCGACCAAAACGGTAGCTGGTTTGATATCCCGATGCTAGGAGCAGACAGATGATGCAAGACCTTAAAACAGCAGCAGGCTCATGGGCTAGAGCATTTTTAGTAGCAGTTCTCTCATTAGCAGCAGCTGGTGTGACAGAGCCAAAAGCGTTAATCGCTGCTGGACTTTCATCATGCTTGCCACCAGTTATTCGTTGGTTAAATCCTAACGACTCAAGCTACGGCATTAAAGCATAATGAGTGCCCTTAACTGGGCGGCTCTCGCAGTTGCAGTTATCTCAATCGTTACAGCCTTTGCAGGATCAATCCGCTGGCTAGTGAAGCATTACTTGAATGAACTAAAACCTAACGGTGGTTCGTCAATGAATGACAGATTGAATCGACTTGAAGGGCGTGTCGAAACAATCATTTCTTTATTGGAGAGGTGACAATTTACACATGGCAAGAAAAGCAACTAAGAAGCTAGTGGATGAAGGCTATTCCAAACTAGATGCGTGGGCTATAGGTGTGCATGAAATGTATCGCGCCCTGCGCAGAGCAGGCTTCGATGTTGATTTGGCACTTGGCATAATTACGGAGAAAAACGCGTATCCGGACTGGATACTTCCTACTCCAATTAACCCAAATATCCCAGAGCCAGACTGGTATGACGATGAGGATGAATGAAAAGAACTGTTGTAGTTCCAGACTTACAAGTTCCCTATCACGATTCAGTAGCTGTTAAAAATGTTGCAAGTTTTATTAAGGCGTTTCGCCCCGATTCTGTCGTTACTCTCGGAGATGAAATCGATCTCCCACAGATATCACGATGGACAGAAAACACACCAGGCTGGTACGAACAGACACTAGCTGCTGATAGAGACGAGACAGTCGAAGTTCTCTGGTCATTAGTTGAGCATTCTAAAGAAGCTCACATGATCCGTAGCAATCACACAGACCGTCTTTACAACGTCACGATGAAGAAGATCCCTGCATTCTTGGCTTTGCCTGAGTTGCGCTTTGAGAAGTTCATGAAGCTCGATGAACTAGGCATTACCTACCATAAGAAGCCCTACGCCATCGCTAGGGGCATTGTGGCAGTTCATGGGGATGAGCAAAGCGTAAAGCCTACACCTGGCTTAACAGCCCTTGAGGCGGCTCGTAGGCATGGTATTAGCGTTATCTGTGGTCATACCCACAGAGCAGGTCAATCAGCCTTTACAGAGGCTTCAGGGGGCAAAATAGGGCGCATCCTGAGAGGCTGGGAAGGTGGGCATCTTATGGATGTCCGACAGGCTCATTACACTAAAGGCACAATGAACTGGCAGCAGGCGTTTATCATCATTGAGGAGATTGGCACAAACGTGCAGGTCAGCATTATTAACCTAGAGAAGGACGGTACTTTCGTTGTGTCAGGTAAGAGATACGGGCGCGCTCGGTAACGATGTAATTCGTGACATTGACGACCAGATGGACGCCTCAGAATTGTTACCGTTTCGTTATCAAAATCTACTAAATAAACCCTGATAGCTGTGTAACACTAAAGCCATGAAGTTCGAAGCAGTATCGGCGGGACTGTTCAACAGGCAACTGTGTGGGCTTGCGTTGAGATTGATCTCTCAGCAATAAAGACTTGGGTTCGACTCCCATCAACTTCATAAGACAACTAACGAAAGGGCTACAAATGATAATTAACTCAATGACGATTCTGATAATCGCAGGTGTAGGACTACTGTCCTATTTTTCATTCCGTTGGGGTCAAGAAGTTGGCTATGACGAGGGGCTTGTAGATGGTCGCACAGCCGTCCGAAAGTATTACGAGCAGGTGGGTCGATGAAAGCAACTGAGGCGCTTATCAATGCAATCGACATCATGCAAGATCGTGGCAAGGTCTACGGTCATCCGAAAATCAATCAAGGTCGCATCGCTGCAAGGTTATCCTGTCTACTTGATTACCCAATCACAGACGCACAAGCTGCTCTTGCAATGGTCGAAGTCAAGCTCGCAAGAATCACCGAAACACCAAGCCACACAGATTCTTACATCGATGCAATAGCCTATTTAGCAATAGCAATCCAATTACAAACAGAGGCGGATGAACTTTATGTTTAATTTAGAAAACTATGAAACAGTAGATGAAAGACTAGAGAAGTTTTGGGAGAAGTATCCTGATGGACGAATTGCAACCGAACTGGTTAGTGCGCAAGAAGGACGATATATTGTACAGGCGTTCATTTATAAGACTTATGCCGATCCTGTCGCGTTCGCCACTGGACTCGCTGAGGAGACGATTTCTACTCGCGGTGTTAATGCAACTAGCGCATGCGAAAACGCGGAGAGCAGTGCGATTGGGAGAGCGTTACATACAGGCGGGATTAGCAAACACAGTGAAGGAAAGCCAAGACCATCGAGAGAGGAAATGGTTAAGGTCACAAGAGGAAAGCTCGCAGAGCCATCAAAAGAATATATCCCTGTCGTAAATGAAGCTGATCCATGGACTATTAAAACAGTCGCAGCACCAACGACATCAGCTGAAGCAGTCGCTGTTGTGAAGGACATTATAGGCGGCACAACCGACAAGGATGTTCCTCGTTGTCCTCATGGTGAAATGCATTGGGCGCATGGAATGACTAAGGCGAATAAGCCATGGGGTCATTTTAAGTGCATGGCAGCAGCTACAGGTGAGATGAATCGATGCCCTAAGGGTGAAGATGTTATTTGGTATGAAATCAGTCCAGAAGGCAATTGGCGACCACAGAAGGTGAGAGCTTAACATGACACACGATGAGTTGCTAGAGGACTTGAAAAATGTTGCGGAGTTTGCTGATTATGAACCATATCCAAAAGCCGTAAAAGCTCTTTGCGCAGTAGTGGAATTGTGCAAGCAATCCGAAGAGTTAAAGATAATAGGTATTAAATCAGTCTCGTCCATATCTACAGAGTTCCTAATTAAAACCATTAAGGAGAAACTAATCTAATGGGCGAAATGGTAATCTTTGATGATGGCACAGCAACCATCATGGGCGGACAGCTCGAAGAGCCGCAGGATATTGTTATCTATTGCGATTTATGCAATGAGCCTTTGGCTATCACTCCAACAGCTATTGATGAAGTTTATCTACGCTGCATCAAATGCTTCACAATAAATGCCAAGCCAGCACAGAAGGAATAGAGGTTTAGCAACCGAGCGACTTGTCGCAGACTACTTGAGGGAGTGGTGGCAATACGCTACGGTTGGAAGAGGTGCAGATCCGTCTGGTGACATCGTGAACCTTCCATTTGATGTGGAAGTTAAGGCTGTAGCCAAGTTCGCACCGCTAGCATGGCTTCGCCAAAGCAAGGCAAGGACAACTAAGAGTGGGAAACTTGGGGTGGTTGTTCTTCGCTGTAATGGTCAAGGGACATTAGTGTCTGAGTATGCGGCACTATTACCGTTACACGCTTTGGTGGAGCTACTGCTCAGAGCAGGTTATGACAAGATTCCTTTAGAGTTAAATCCCATTAGATGTAACAAATGTGGTGGTTGGATTATTGAGAAAATGGAGTGCAAAACCTGTGAGAAAGAAGCGACTAATGCCAATGTATGAATATCGTTGCCCTATTTGTAATACTCAAATGGAGCTTGAATTATCTATGGATCATGACTTAGTTCGATGCACAGATTGTGGCGCACAAGCTAATCGCATCTATTCAGTACCTGGCTTAATCTTCAAAGGAAAGGGATTCTACTCAACAGATAAGTGATGTAACTCACATATTCATTATGTCCCAATATGTCCTAATTTAGTATGAAATGAGGTCTTGACATGACCAGTACACTCAGAGGGCTAGAGCACATCAGGTGCTCAGAGCGAACCGCTAAGCGGACAGTTCGCTCGGTAGCAATCGTGTTAGGGGCAGCTCTATGCTTCAACATGGTTTCAGCTGCAAGTGCGACAAACGATCCTAATAAACGCATAACATCAAAAGAGTATGCAAGAGGACAATTAACTACAAAAAACTGGAAATGCGTTGCAACACTTTGGGGTAAAGAAAGTGCATGGAATTGGAAAGCCGTAGGTAACTTAAACGGTACTCATCGAGTATATGGAATTCCACAAGGTAAATCAGAGTTCCTAAGAACAGCAAACCCACTACAACAAGTAGATTGGGGATTGCGTTATATAGGTCATAAATATGGATTTGTGCGTACAATAGAGGGCATGCAGCCTAATACATGCGCTGCCTTAAATCATTGGCGTAAAAAGAATTGGTACTAAATGGCAGTATATGGATTGACTGTTAGAGGCTTATGCCATTGTGGTAAGAGGGTAAGAGCTAGAGGTAGGTCCACTAGTGGACTACAGATATATGACACTAAATGCTGGTCCTGTAGATGTGAGTACAGAAAGCATAAGAAAGATAGTTGTCAGTTCTGTGGCTTTGTAGCCACACACCCAGTACAGCTAGATGTAGATCATATAGATGGAGATAGAACAAACAATGATGAGTCAAACCTTATGACCTTATGTGCTAACTGCCATAGGTTAAAGACTCATGTGAACAATGACCATCTTCGAGGTAGAACATGAGTCATGTTAAAAGAAAGAGCAACGACCCTAGAGATAGCAGAGCATGGCGTGCATTGCGTAAGACTATCCTTGCAAGGGATCAGTACATCTGTGCTTACTGTGGTCAGGATGCAGATACTGTGGATCATGTGCATAGCATCAAGAACAACCCAGACATGGCAATGAATCCAGAGAACCTAGTGAGTGCGTGCAGGCGTTGCAATAGCATGAAAGGTTCACGCTCAGAAGGCGTTTTTTTAGCACGCAAGTTCACCCCCCCTGTATTTCCTGCCAATCTTTCCCCGACAACCACCAGTTCGGTCCAAGCCGGTCCGATGTCTGGACAACCTAAACCAAAACTATGACAGTTCAAACCAAAAGAAAAAAGAAGCTTGTTGGGGATTTGAAACCTAGACTCCACAGTCCTTGGCTTAAAGGCAAATCTAGAGTCGATGAGGTTATTGAGTTAGCCGAGAAGATTGGTCAGCCATTACTTGAATGGCAGAAGCTTATTCTTAAAGATATGCTGACGATTGACAACAATAATCAATTCATCAAGCGCAGCACATTGCTTTTAATCGCTAGGCAGTCCGGGAAAAGCCATCTAGCCCGTATGCGTGTCTTGGCAGGCTTATTCTGCTTTGGCGAGAAGGACATCCTCATGATGTCATCAAATAGATCGATGGCACTCAAATCTTTCAACATTATTGCAGACATCATTGAACGCAATGACTTCTTGCGAGTTCAACTAAAGAATGGCGACCCTAAGAAGGGAATCCGTAGAACTAACGGCGATGAGCGCATAATCCTTGAATCAGGAGCGCAGGTAGAAGTTGTGGCAGCTACATCCGATGGAGCGCGTGGTCGAACCGCAGACCTTCTATGGATTGACGAATTACGAGAAGTAACAGAAGTTGCAATGGATGCTTCTAAGAGCGTTACATTGACCAGACCTAATTCCCAGCGACTATTTACATCGAACGCTGGTGATGCGTTCAGCAAAGTGCTCAATGACTTACATGAGCAATGCTTAAACCATCCACCTAAGTCTTTGGGATTCTATGAATACAGCGCACCACCATTCTGTGACATTTGGGATCGTAAAGCTTGGGCTATGGCAAATCCAAGCCTTGGATATTTAATTCCTGAAGAAGCCATCGAAGAAACGATTGCAACATCGACAATGGAAGCGGCGAGAACCGAAACTCTTTGTCAATGGATTTCGTCAATCAGCAGCCCGTTCACTCCTGGCTCTTGGGAAGATATATGCGATAGGTCAATGGAGATGAGTCCAGGACCTTTAACAGTCTTTGCCTTTGATATTGACATGAGTA